TGTCGCCCACGCCCGCACGGTTGAATTCGGGAATGGCATTCGCCGGCGCGAACAGGCCGAGGAGTTCGTTGACACCGGAACCCCACGTGATCTGACGCTCTTCCTCGACTCGGACATCGAGCGTCATCTCGCCGTTGATGTAGCCGATGAGTCGCGGTGCGTCATCGACATCCTGCTCGGTGATCTTCGACAGCACGGCGATCGTCTCGACCGACACGGTATCCGGCTCGAATTCCACCTTCAGGTACGGCTTCGCATTGCCTCGCGCAACCGTCGCCGCGCCGCGCGTCGTGACCGTGTGCTTCACGAACCGAATCGCATCGCTGGTCGTCGGTGTCGCGTTCAGTACGTCACGAATGGTGAGGATCTCCGGCTCTTCGAAGCGCACGATTTCCGGGTCCCGATCATACGGGATGATCGCGTCATCGCCGAGGACAGGCAGGTTCGCCGCGTCATACGCCTTCGCTTCGAATGCCTTCGCCGCTTCGCCACGGAGAAGGAGCTTCTTGCCGAACCGCTTGCCGATGTTCACCTTCGCAGACCATCCCTGTTTGCCCTGCGACATGTAGTTCTTCAGTTCGTTGGACGACACGAACAGATGTCCGGGCGTCGTGTACAGTGCGCGACGCGAATGGTCTTCGTCGTCACCCGGCATCGTCACCTTGTCCACCGTGCGCGCCGCTTTCGTGATGCCGGCGATTCGATTGTAGCGATCGATGTGGGATTGAAGTTCCTCCATCTCGTGCGCCTTCTCTTCCAGCTCCTCGCCGCGTTCCTGCGCGATGGGACCAGCGGCCATCTCGACCTGTCCCTGCTCGAGTTCACGCGCGAGTGCCTTCAGATCCGCTTCCATCTTGCGGATGTTCGCGGGCTTCTTGTCCTCGCTCCCGCTCTTCTTCGCCGCGGTCACGCCCGCGAGGCCGAGCAGCAACGAATGTGGCAATGCCGCGACCGTCGTGTGCGCGATCGGGTGCAGCATCGTCGCGATCACGAGAATGGCCAGCAACGCGATGGCCGTGCCCGCGATGAACATCCCGAGCCGCGAGAGATTCCCCGGCCCGCTCGACGGCGCGACGCCGATCAACTGATCGCTCGTCATGGCCGCGTCGAATCGTCCGTGCCACTTGCGCAGTACGACGTTCTGTCTCAGTTTGGAAAACATGGTGATGATTCTCCTTCAGGGAAAGTGATCCTACGAATCCTTCCCGATCTCGGACACCTTGTGCTTGAGCGTCACGCTCCGCAACCGCTGCGCGAGTGCTTCGGCATAGGCATACGTCTCGGTCGAATCCTGCGATTTGCCGGACTCGGTCGTGTCGGACTCATCGTCCGTCGCTTCCTCGTCATCCGCTTCCTCATCCGATGCATCGTCATCCGTCGACTCATCCGTCGACTCGTCATCGAGTTCCTCGTCGCCCGAATCGTCACTCAGGTCCTCGAGTTCCTCGTCATCGGACAGGTCTTCGATGGAGTCCTCCGCCTCGTCATCCGAGTTCTTGCGCTGCGCCGAAGAGGTGCTCTTCTTGGCGGAGTGAGAAGTCGACGACTTCTGCGAATCTTCTTCATCGTCCTGCGGATCATCATCACCTTCGGGCCGCTGCTTCTGCAGGAGGAGCCCGATCTTCGAGTTGAGGCGACGCAACTCCAAACGCGTCATGGAATCCAACGAGCGCGGATCCGTCTGATGCGCGGCCTTCAGGAACATCTTGACCGTCGTCGCATCGATGGATGCGCCGGGGGCCATGGGGAACAGCACGAGCGACACTTCCTTCAGATTCACCACTTCGAGATGCCGGATGCGATCGAAGAACGAATTCGTTCCGTCCGGCTGCTCGTAGCTGAACTTCACCGGCTCGAAGCCGATGGACATCTTGCCGATGGTCGGCTTTCCGGTGGTCTTGCTCGGCATGAGACGCGCGAGTACGGCATCGCTCTCCGGCGTGGGCAGTAACTCCCACTTCGACCAGAGCCCATCCCCCGTTTCTTTCAGGTCGATGGCCTGACCGAGTGCGGCGAAGATGTCGTAGTGGTCGTGCGAGTTGAGCAGCGGAATGGGATCCGGTCCGCCGCGCCAATCGCTGATGGACTTCTTGAACGCGCCCTTCTTGATCACGTCGTTGCCGAGGTCCAAGTTCCAAACGGCCGCGAGTCCTTCGAACGTATGGTTCGCCAGATCAATCGCGGATGCCTTGATGGACAACGGAACGTTCAGGCGCACGAGCCCCGACTTCTTGTCGTAGTGCGCGTGTGGCTGTTGACGCTTGCGTTGCAGCTTCGTCTTCATGGGTGAATCCTCGAAAATGGAATGGAACAGAACCTACACCTTCGCTTCGACCGGCACTTCCGGCGACATCAGCGCCAACGCATCGTCGAGATGCAAGCACTCGCTGAGATTCGGCGTCGGGTCGCTCTGCGAAATCGGGGCGATACGGCCATTGCACGTATCGTTGCCCTCGGTCGCGTCGTACAGGATCCCGATTGCCGGACCGTACTTGGAGACGATGACCACCTTGTCCCCGTTCTTCGCTGCTCTTCCGTTCTTGTAGTGCATGCTAGTCTCCTGTGGTTTCGTCGAACAGACTCGTGCATCGACAGTTGGGTTCGGACGGATACATCAGGCCATTGCTGTACGGTTCATCGATCGGTACGGTCTCTCCCTCCATGGCGACATGTTCATCGCGTTCTCGGTCATCGAGTACGCCACTCCACGTCTTCGTGAACGTGCGTTGCTGACTATCGCCGAGCGCGACCAGCGATTCCGTTGGCGCGCCGTTGAATGCCTTTGTCGTCTCCGTGCGCGCGATGAGTTCGGCGCGCGACTGCGCGAAGCCGGTGGCGTCACGGATCAGATTGGCGATCTGCTTCGTGGATGCACCCGCGTCCAGTCCGCCCTGAATGATATCGGAAATGATAGCGCGGGTGGTGGCGTTCACATCAGTGATCTGCTTCGCAGTCTGCTTCCGTGCATACGTCAGCAGATTGCCGTTGAGCAGACTGAAGTTGATGTTGAGGTCCGATGCGAGAACCGCTCCTGCGCGCTGCGCCGATTTCTCATTGAGCGGTTGCATCACGCGCGTCCACTGCGAGCGCCCTTGCTCACTCAGGTATTTCGCGACCGCAGTCATCGTTGAGTCCTTGCCGCGCTTCTTCGTCTCGATGGCCTTCGCTTCATCTGCATCGAGCAACATATGTGTGACGATCTCGGCGATCTGTTCTGCGTCGCGCCGAAGTTGGCCATGCACGGCGATTTGATAGATGGGAATCGCTTCCTGCCGAAAGACGTCCTGCAAGACAGCAGCCTTGAACTTCCGTTCCATCCACCGTTGCCGATCAGTCTTCTTCGCAGCGGCAGCGGCCGCGATATCTGCTGCATTCGGTTTCTTGTTCGGGTCCGCGTTGTTCGTATTCGGATCATTCGTATTGGTATTCGCGTTGTTCCCACCCGCATTGCCCGCGAGAATGTCGGCGAACGACGGGGCCGTCAACTCCGGGATCTCGTCCGCCTTCGGGTCATTCTTCACGGGCTCGAGTCCCATCGTCGAACGCCGTTCATTCAAGGACGCTGCACGGCCCATGAGCGATGCGATCTGCACCTGCACGAGTTGATCACTCTGCAGCGCCGCGACATTCGAATCGTCGAAGCGAATGAAGTGTGTTGGATCTTCATCGATCGGGCGCAAGAGTTGACGCGTGAGGACTCGTTCGATCTTCCGCCATGCGGGCGTGATGCAATCGTCATAGGCCATCTTCCGCGCTTCACCCATCTGCGACCATGGCGCGTTCTCCATGCCGATCTGGAACTGGAGGACGATAGCGGGAACGCCACTGATAGCCGACACGATGGACTCGACTCGACTGAGCACTTCGCTCGGCACGAGATCCTTGATCGATGTCTGCAATGGCACGAACTGTCCGCCGCCGAGCGCGACGAATGGCTTGCCTTTGTTCCCACTCTTCGCATACGCTTGAAGATCCTGCTTGTAGGCCGCATACGTCTCCGGATCGGGATCCCAATCCTTATCCGTGACGATCGCCGCGGATGGCCACACGGAATTGGACAGCAGATCATAGACAGTCTGCTGTGCGCGCGCGCCCAACTTCAGCCATGACATGGCGACGTCCAAGCGCGAGCGCGATTGATTCCAGAGAAGCGACCCCTGCTGATCACGGAACAGGACGCAAGAGTCGGCGGAGAATTCCGTTGGGCCATTCGCTGTCTGGACGCGGAATGAACCGAAGAGCCGATCGGTGGTCTGGATCGGTTCGAATTCGTGCCGACTAAACGGCGTGATCCGTGCTGTGCGCCCGATGCGGTCTTGATCGAGGACCCAGAGACACGCGCCCGTATTGTCCAGGTAGTGCGATGTCGTCTCGAGCAGTTCGCCCATGTCGTAGTCGGGTGATGGTTCTTCCAAGATCGGGACGAGTTCGTGCTTCGGAATCCATTCGTCGTCGCCTGTCCCTTGATCTTCCTTGACGACCATGAGCGGGGGCTCGGCGATCTTCTGGGCGCGCCAGCGGACCGCGACATACCAGTACGCGATGAAGGCCAGCGTCGCCGGTCCATCATTCACGTCGATCATCGTCCGTCCACCGTCCGGACTGAAGAACACATAGTTCGGTCCATACGCGCCGCGAGGCAACAGACTCATGGATGATTTCGTTTCCGGCAGTGCGCCGTCCTTGACTTGCGCCAGCAATCGCTTCGGCTCCGCGAGCACCGGAAGATTGGACGGCGCTGGCCCGAAGAGTCGTTCCCTTAACGATCGCGCCATGTGGACCTCGGCCCGTTAGACATGAGTGCCTCTATTCGCGTGAGTCGCCTGATGGACAGCGGATGCAAGGAATCGTCCCCATTGATCTTTTGTTTCCGGATGTTCGGTGATCACGAATCCGTGCGCCGACAGGGCTTCGGTCATCGGTTCGCGATAGTACGGCATGTGCCAATCGTCCAGGACGAGCAGTCCTCCCGGTCGCAGCCACTGCATCAGCCACGACACATGCGCGACTCGCGTCGGCGGACTGTCCAAGTCTACGAAGACGAGATCGAACGTCGGCACCGGCACGGTCGTGATCAATTCGGTTAGCGGAAGGACGTGATCCGTGCGCAGTCCGAGCAGCGACAATTCTGCTCGCGTCTTCTCGAGCCAATGTTCCTCGTCGTCGATGGTCCAGATCTCCACTTCGGGATGGGCGCGTTGCCATGTGCGGAGCGCCCACGAAGAAAACCCGGACCCGAGTTCCAAGACATCCATTGCTTCGGTCGTCTCGCATGCGCGACACAGCCACTCGGCCGATGGCACATCAATCGCGGTCTGGTCCCGGCGTTTCGGCATGGACAGATGTCGCTCACGGAGGGCGCGCAACGTGTCAGTCATTGATGCCTCGCATCTTGGAGATTCGTTCATTCAGTGCATGCTTCCCGTTGCCGTTCCCGTTCCCGTTCCCATTCCCGTTGCCGTTGTGTTCGTGTGCATGCCGATGATCGATGCGCGGCACATCCGGTTCCTGTTCCGCAACGAAGACAGTCGATTCTTCTCCAGTCGCGTCTACCAACTTTCCGGTCTCGAGATCAACGATCGCGCCACAGTGCGGACATTCGCCATCGTCCGGAAGCATCGAGTTACAGATGGGACAGAGATAATGCTGTGCTGCGTCCACGAACAGAAATCCGGTCTGTCGTTTCGGCTTGATCAGTGGATCGAGTGCGTAACGCGCCGAGTCAATCAAGTGATTGTGCTTGTCGACAATGATGGGGAGCACATCGCCCGAGCGCGGATCCACCTTGTACGAATACAGCTTGCACTCCTGCACGAAGTGCTGACAGCGCGGATGGATGACGATCTGTTGATAGCTGCGCAGGTGCGCGATTCCTTCAGCGACTGAGCCCGCATGCTTTCGCGCCGGACGAATTCGCGGCAAGCCATGTCGGCGCAGGAAGGAAATGGAATCGGGACGCGAAGAGTCAGCGCGAGTGACGTAGTCCGCGAATCCCGGAATGTCTGCTTCCCATTGCGCCGCAGTCTCGTCAATCTCGAGATGCAACTTCCATCCATCGTACTCGACGTACAGCACGGAGTCGTGTACCCAGAGTCGCACGGCGGCAGCGGGATCCACGCCGAATCCGAAATCTTGTCCTTGATATGGACCGTCCCACAACGGGATGCGCTGGCCATCGGCATCAGTCGTGTGCGGCACGGTGAATTCCTGAACGATCCACTTCCCGCGCAAGATCTGCGCTTCGCTGATTCGCCGAATGTTTCCGCCCCAGACCCAATCGGCCGCTTCCGCGTCAGTCGCGTAGGCATAGTCCTTCTCGTCCTTCAGTTCCTGACTCAGCCACGGGTTATCTTCCCATCCCACTTTCAGCTGGAAGCAATCATTCGGGGGATGCACGATGAATCGCACATAGGTCGCGTCGCCTTCCTGATCGGGATTGAACGTCACCCAGATTTCACTCCCGGGACGCCGCACCGTGGGAATGAGAATCGCCCACGAATCCTTCGAGATCCGTTCGGCTTCTTCCACCCAACAGATATCGAGTCCTTCCAGCGACTTGATCTTCGTCGCGTTGTGCCGCAATCCTTCGAAGAGGAAGAGTGATCCATTGCGATGCCGAATTTCGCGATCCGTGACGATGAACCCGGTCAGGCGCATGAGATCAATTTGATCACGGAGGAGTTGATGCACCGAATCGCGAAGAGATGACTGCATTTCGCGCGCGCAGAGAATACGAATCTTCGATCGGGCCGCTTTCAACAAGAGCATGCGCGCCACGGTCCACGATCTCGCGCCTCCACGACCGCCCCAAATTACCTTGTAGCGATGCGCATTCCAGAGTTCCCGCGCATACGCTGGTAACTGCACATACGAACCCGTTTTGTAGACCTCTGGATTCCGTCCTAAACGATCGCCTAAGACTCGCGCGACCGTCGGCCGCCCCAAAGTGGCCTCGGACGACTTTCTTCGCTGTTTTGCGGGCCGCATTTTGGTCATGGATCGACGACCTCGCCATCCGGTCCCACGAATTGAATGAGAATCGGTGCCGCTTCGCCGAATCCTGGAAGATCAGCGCCGAGCGCAATGCGCGCCGACTCCGAAAACTCCATCGGATTCGCGGTTTTCGCGATCCATTTCGCAGCGTCCATTTGGAGCTTATTCCGCGTCATGATGATTTTATCGTGTTCGCGAAGATCACTCATCAATTGCGAGAAGATGATCTTCGCATACACCTTCGATTTCGTCTTCGCAATGCGACGAAGCGATTTCGTGATCATGCGATCAATGCGTTTCTTCTGGATTCGCGTGATGCGATCTCGGCCCTCGGCCACGATTAGCACCGAATCGGCGAATGCGCGTCCCTGGAGTTTCTTCGCGCGCGCGTACTCTTCGCGGAATGGGCCATGGCGCTTCAGATCGACGAGATGCCAGAACTGCGCCGGGTCCCAGTGAATCTCCCGGATCGCATCGGTGACGGTGCAACCGCCAATCATACGGAAGAAGACGTAGCGCATGCACTTGATGGGATGCCAGGACGGGGCGGTCGGCTCCTTCCAGATCGTATAGCCCGCATAGACGGTGGACATGGAGATCGTCGTCTTCGTTCGGGGCTCCGTCGTTTCCGCCGGAACCTTCGTTCGTTTCGTATGAGACGAGATCTTCTTCGCAGCCATCGGTTGATCAGTCTCCCGTTCGCAGATGATGATGATGAATCCCCCACACATTTCCCACGCGTCTGCGCAGTGGATCTCCGTTCCCGAATTCCCCCGCGCACTCCACGAATGACCTTGCAATATACCATGTCGCGCAAGGGGCATCGCATCGGAAATTAGTTCGTCATTCGCTTGTCACGGGGCCGTTTTACCCGGTTTTTACGAAAGTCAAACAGTTTCCCTAGTGTGGTACTATTCTGCTACTCTTTGTCCTGAATATAAGGGGAGGGCAAAAGGGCGGTAGGTCGTACATAAATAGAATGTACTGGTAGCAGAAATTCTACACAGTAGGAAAACTCTCCGCCGCCGAGCCAAATCCGCCCCGGACCCGAAATCCCCCTATGGGGATCGTCCATCCGCCGGGGCCGGTTTT